TCTGCGCATCGGCGGGCGCGGGCCTGGGGACCGGCGTACCGACCGCGCCGCCCGCCCAGATGGCCTGCCCGCGCCCGACCGTCTGTTGGGCGAGCGCCCAGATGTTGGCGATCTCGTGCACCAGGCCGTCGGGATCGACCAGCTGCAGGCCATAGCCCTGCTGCCGATCGGGAATCAGCGCGATCGTGCCGTCCGGGGCGACACACAAGCGGGCGCGCGGATCGCCGGAGTTCGGGAGGCCGGCCGCCGGGAGATGGCCGAGCGACCCGAAGACGCCGTGCCCCGCGAGCCAGGCGACCCACCGGCCGCCGCCGGCCGCCCAGTCATTCGCGCCGAGGCCGTCGGGCAGCGGGGTCGCGCTCTGCGTGCCGCTCGCGGGGCGCCACGTCGCGAGCACCGCCCCGGCCGGGGTCGCCGCCGGAATCGAGACGAGGATCGTGTCGTCGTCGAGCCAGCACCCGCCGCCGAAGGTGGGGAAGGGGAACGCGACGCCGTTGCGCGATCCCTGGTGCCCGCCCACGCCGCCGAGGACGTCGCCGCGGCCATTGAGGAGGGGCATTTCAGTAGCCTTTCCCCGATCCGTCGGTGACCTTGAACGTCACCGGATCGATCGGCAAGTCGTCGAACCACGTGTTGTCGCCCGGCAGCGGCACGACGCGATCCGGGTGCGTCTCGAGGTAGTTGCCCGTGAAGGTGACGATCGTGCAGAACTGGTCGAGGGTCGGCGTCCCGGGCGCCACGCCGTCCGCGCTCACGCCGTAGGCGCCTTGCGGCGTGACGTTGTCCGCAAACGTCAGCGGTGAGCGGACGATCGTCGCGCGCGTGTCCCCGAACTGCAAAAAATTCCCCGCGACCACCGGCCACGTGTTGTTCTCGATCGTGAGCGCGTCGGCGACGCCGTTGATGATCCGCACGCCGTTCGGGGAATCGGTGAAGAGGTTGTGCGCGATCGTCAGCGTCCGCAGCTGCGCGGAGGGATAGGCCGCGCCGCGGTCGTCCTGGCCGAGGACATTCACCGCGAACCCTTTCGGGCACCGTTTCGTGGTGTTCCCGACAATCGTGACGTCGTCGATCGCCGCCCACGGACAGTCGCCGTCTTGATTCCGCACGGTGACGAGAATGACGCTCCCGTCCTGGCCGGCGTCCCAGTTGCCGTCGCACGTGTTGTGCGTGATCTCGACGCGGCGCCCGAGCTTTAATTCGATCGCGTTTTTGATCACGGGGGACGGCTGCAGCGTTTCCCACGCGGCGGGTTTGACGCAGAGGTTCTCGGTGATCAGGATGTCGGACGGAATACAGTCGGGAATGTGGACGGTCGATCCGCCCACCATGATGCACTCGCCGCTCGCCTCGATGTAGTTCCGGCGGATCGTGTAGGGCCCGGGCCCGTTCAGAATCCAGACGCCTTGCGATTCGCGCCCGATCTCGAAGAAGCCGAGGATCTCGCAGTCTTCCACGGTGAGGTCGACGCCGTGCAGCGCGACGGCCCGATGGCCGCCCGCGGGCCCGGCCTCGATCGTCAGCAGCCGCAGCACGACGTGGTGCGGTTGCGCGGCGGCGTCGGTCGCCTCGAGATCGCCGACCACGAGGACCTCGCGGTCGGGCTCGCCGTTCTGGATGGTGCCGCCGACGATCTCGACGTCGTTCGCGCGCACCCGCAGCACCGGTTCGCGGCGATCGCGCGGCCGGAGGATCGCGCCGTCGTCGAGCTGCAGGTGCGTCGGTTGGCTCACGACAAAGTTGCCGACATAGAGGCCCGGCGCGGCCGTAATGGCGCCGCCGGCGAGCAGCGCCGCCGCGAGCTCGGGCCCGGTCGTGACCGTGACCGGGCCGCCGCCGTCCCCGCCGTCGGTGCCGGAGAGCGTCCGCGCTTCCGCGGTGAGCGCCGTGAGCGCCGCCGTGTGGGCGTCCATTTCGGTGTAAATGTCATCGAGTCGGCTCATGGGGGTCCTCGCTGGGGCTGACCGTCACCGTTTTCTCGTACCGTTCCACGCGCGTGAGCGTGTAGATGCCGATGGTGTGCGCGCCGGCCTCGTCGGGGACGGCCTCGGCGAGCGTGGGCTCGGCGGCGAACCAGAACGAGCCGTCGCCGTTCAACACGACGCGCACGAAGACCGTGCGGGGGAGCGGGGGCGCTTTCATGCGTCTGCCTCCAGCTCCGAATACTGGCATTCGGTCGCCAGGACGACTCTGCCCGTGTCGAGGCTGATGATCGTGACAAACGGCTCCTCGACATCGTCGCGGACGACCGTCCCCAGCACCACGTGCTGCACGTCGTAGTGGAAACACACGCGCACGCGCTTGCCGAGAAAGCCGCCCTGGGTCGGCCACGCCGTCGCGCTGACGTTGGGATGGACGCCCATGTCAAGACGGGCGTGGGGCCAGCTGGCGGGCCGCCCACGCGCGGATGTTCAGTTCGACCAGAAACCCCTCGGGCGGGAAGTGCTGCACGAATTCGGCCTTGAAGCGTTGGTGGAGCCGCACCGCCTGGCGCGCGGGGACGCCGCCGCGCAGCAGCAGCCCGAGCGCGAGCTGCGCGGGGCCCGACCCGGCGTAGCCCCACTCGAATCCCGTGGGCGAGTGGCGCCGCACGCGGAGCGAGGCCTTCGGCGACAGCCGCCGGTGGTCGACGTAGACGACGGCGGCGCCGCTCCGGTGACGGCGCCCGTGAATCAGCAGCACGCCACCCGGCGCGCCGTCCGCCCAGACGTGGCCCGCGTCGTTCCAAATCGGTCGGTCGTCCATCGGTCCTCCTTCACTGCAACCAGCCGGTGGGGGGTCTCGGGCACGGTGCGAAACCAGCGTTCGAATTCGTCGAGCACGTGATCGGCGTCCGCCTCCCCGCGCGCGCGCCGGATCTTCAATTCGAGCAGGACGGGGGTGAACAGCACCTGACACCAGATGTCTTTCTGCACCTCCGTCGTGGCGGTCGTGATCTTGTTCAGCGCCGCGCGCAGCAACTGGTCCAAGCTGGCCGTCGACAGCTGTGCGGCCCAGCGCGGACGCGTCACGGCAGCATCCACGCGAGGACGACGAGCGCGAACGCCGCGCGCGTCAGCCGCTCTGGGAGCGTCGACGACAAATAGGCGGCGACGAGAAACAACACGAACGCCAGCGTCACGAGGATCAGCCGCCAACTCGGTTGCATGGGACCTCCTTGCGGCCGTGGCCGTGCGCGCCGCCGCGGTGCGCGACGCAGCGCCAGTACGGCAGACCGGTCTTCGGGTTCGTCGCCGGGGTGTTCCGACAGTGGGGCGCGCAGCAGAGGCCGCGCGCGCGCCGCTGCTCCCAGAAGGCGCGGGACCGATCCCGCTGCGCCGCGCGCTGGTCCGGCGTCATCGCGATCGGTCCACGTCGATGACGTCGCCCGCCGCGAGCTGGCGCGCCGGCGGCATCGTGCCGGTCTTGTAAATCTGCGCGACCAGTGGGCCGACGTATTGCGCGACGGTCTGGTCGTTCGGCAGCACGACGTGCGCGAGGAACTCGTCCTCGAACGTCGCGATGCCGCTCTCGATCGCTTCGAGCTTGGCCTTGATGACGAGCAGCAGCGCCCGCCAGCGCGTCCGCTCCTCCTGTTCGACCAGCTTGTCGACGCCCGCCTGCGTGCGCTGCAGGTAGCTGTTCTTGATCTTGCGGTACTTCGGGTCCGTGGGGTCCGGCAACGTGATCTCGAACTTGACCACGCGGTCGTGCGCGTGAAACTGCACGGCCGCGCGGTGCGTCTCCCGGTCGACGCCGGCGAGGAACTTCGTGCACTTGTGCTGCATCAGGAGCCGCTCGATCTCCGCGCGACTCTTCTCGACGGGCACGACGGTGTTGGTGGCGTACGCCATCAGAGCACCAACCGCGCAGGAAAGACCTGCGGCACGGCGGGGCTGGGCGCGCGGTGCGATTCCAGATCGCGCTGAAACTCGGCGGCGTCGTCGTCCTTGTGCACGGCGATGCGCGTGATCAGCGCGTAACAGCGGACGCCGTTCGCCGTGGTGCCTTCCCAGACGCGCGCCGGGAGCGTGGCGCCGTTGAGGGTGATGTCGACGATCGTGGTCGTGCTCTCCAACGTCACTTTCACGGTCAACCTCCGGTTAACATAATTTCCGTTATCAGACTTTCCGTACTCCTTTCGCCCATCGCACCCCCTAGATGTTGGGGTCGGCTCCCGGTCATCGATCCTCCCGCTCAGCCTGCGGATCGGCGTCGTCCTGGTTGACGAAGTAATCGAGCGGCGGCCGCGCCCAGAGCGATCCGCGTGGGCGAAAGACCTCCATGAACGTCAGCAGATGCGGCCCGAAGTAGACCGCCATCGACGGAAACGGCGCGGGGTCGCGCTGCCCGACAAACGTGAGCCGCCCCTGCAGGAAACAGACGGCGAAGTCGTCGACGTCACTCGTCAGCGTGTCGAACCACTGCGTGTCGGTGCGCGCCGGCAGGAGCGCGATCAGTTCGGAGACGTCGCCCCGCCGCCACTCGGCGCGCAGCTTCGCGATCCAGCGATCGATCCCGTCGCCGTACGGGGGGTTGAGGAAGACGCGCCCGAACCACGGCTGCTGCAGGCCATCGTCGGCCGCCGTGTAGTGGGCGCGCGCCGGCACGTTGGGGCGCTGTTTGTCGTTGCTGCACGGATCGAGATCGGGCACGTCGCCGAAGACCGCCTGGACGTGCGCCAGGAACTCGGGCGGCGTGTAGTGTTCGCCGGTTGCCGACGAGAAGTGCACCGCCAATCGCGGGCGCGCGAGTTCGGTGATCGTCGCCGGGCGGTCGCGCTCGACGGCTGCCTCGAAGGCCTGCGCGGGCATGTTCGCGAGACGAATGGCCGTCAACTCCTGTCGTTCCGAGAACCCGGCCAGGGCCGCCGCCCGACGTTGCGAAACACCTTCGGCACCGGAGGCGTTTTTGCGCGGCCGTCCGTCGCCTTTGTTGAACTGCTGCAGCAGCTCGCCGGCGCGCCGCAGCGCCCGCGCGCGAATCCGCCGCGCGAGCGTTTCCAGGGCGTCGTCCTTGGCCTGGCGGGCGTAACTGGCGAGCGCCGCCGCCTGGTCCCCCCACCGTTTGCATTCGTCGACGTGGTCGCAGCGCGCGAGCGCGGCGCACGCGCGTTGATACGAGAGCGGCAGGCGCGCGATCGCCGTGGTGGGGTTACGCATCGCAGTCGAGCAAGAGCGCGATGCGCAGCGAGTCGAGGAGCGTGGGGTCGTCGACGAGCGCCGCGACGATCACCTCGGGCTCGGCCTGGAAGAACCAGTCGCGCAGCTGGCCGATCGAGGTCGCGAGCGCGGCGAGGTCGGGGATCGGCTGATCCATCGCGTTACTCCGAGACGGCGCGCACCAGATGCGCGTCGATGAAGGCGTCGAGATCGATCTGGCGGAAGTGCGAGCGGCTGCCGATCTTCACGTAGGCGATCCGATGCACCGACATCCAGTTGCGGAGCGTGCCCTCGGCGACGTTGAGATACGCCGCCGCCTGACGCACGGTCAGCAGGCCTTTGGGCGGCGGCGGGACGGTGGTGAACTTCGCCATCGCTTTCGACATGGGGCCTCCTAGTCGACCGCCTGGTCGAGATGCCGCTTGCCCTTGCGCGGCCGCGGCTTGTGGAACCGGATGCGCACCAGTTTCTCGCCGGGCACGACGCGCACCTCGACGCCGTCGTGCGCGTAGCGTTGTTTCCCGAGCTTGTCCATCAGCACGAGCGTCTGCTGCAGGAGTTGGTCTTCACGCCGCAGGAGCGTGGCGCGCTGCTCGCGGGCGTCGGCGACGTCGGCCAGGAGCGTCTCGAGCGGGGCGACCACGCGGTCTTCGAGCCCGGGCAGACTTTGATCGCGCGCCCGTTTCGGGAGCGGCGCGGGTTTGGGTTTCTTCGAGCGGGGCATCGAGGCCTCCTATGAGCCGTTCCGGCAAGTCGTCGCCGGCGGCGAGGCGTTTGCCGTCGTGGACGGGCGGCGTGTCGGCGATCGCCCGCGCGAGCGCGTCCTGATTCGCCGTGAGCCGCGTGCGCCGTTCGGGATCGTCATCCCGGCGGCCGTCGTGGGCCATCAACTCCGCGACGTTCGGCGGTTCGCCGACGCACGCGCCACAGCGAATCCGCCGCCGCGCGCTGGGACCGAGCGCCGGCAGCAGGATGACGAGCACGGGGGTCCCGGCGGCCTGGTGCACGTTGCAGCGGCCGCACGGTTCGTTCGGATAGGCGCGTCCCCATTCCCTCATCGCCGTCTCCGGTCGCCGAGGGCGGCGGCAATCGCGCGCGTCGTGAGATCGCCTTCGTAGGAGAGGCGGCGCAGCGTGCAGAGGCGTTTGAAGTGATCGGTGACGTTACCGAGGCTGTCGTCGTCTTCCAGCTGCGCTTTGGTGATGGCGTCTTTCGCGAGCAGCGTGTAGAGCGCGAAGCTCCCGAACATCGGCTGGTGGTAGCTCGGGACGGGCTCGTCGGGCTCTTTGGTCGTTTGCCTTTTCCGTACATCCCGCCGCGCAGCGGCGGTGCTCTTTCTGTTTATTCTGTTTAAGATCTTTCTGTTTAGAGCGGGCAGCCCCAATTGCTGGGGGTCGTGGGTACACGACCGCAACCGATTGAGGTGCAGGGGCTGTGCATAAACTGTGTAAAACTCCTCCGTCCACAGGTTTTCCACAAGATTTCCATAGAGGCGATTCACCATCACGACGCGGCGATCGCCGAGCGCGAGCGTGGGCCGCTCCGGCGTGAGGCCGAGCCGGTCGGCGGCCATGTCGATCACCCAGACGACCTCGGCCGTCGCGTCGTAGCCCGCGAAGCCGTGCGTCTGGAGGACCGTGAAGCCGTCGGTGACGTCGGCGACGGTGAGCGGCGTTTCCTCCGCGATGGTGTCGATCGCGATCCGGTAAAACCCGATCATGGTCGCGTGCGCGTTGGTGAGCAGATAGGCGCCGAGGAGCGTGGCCGCCTGGCCGCCGTCGCGCTGGATCGCGCGCCCCATCGGGCCGGTCCAGTAGGTGCCGCCGATTTTGCCGTAGTAGCCGCCGGTGCGCATCTCATGCCTCGGGCGGGAGCGGGCCGAGCGCCGGCACGGGGAACAACCGATCCGGGCGGCGGTGGAGGACGCGCGCGAGATTGATGACGGTGTCGTACCGCGCGCGGAGATACGAATGCGTGCCCGCTTCGAGTTTTGCGACGGTGGCGTGATTGACGCGCGCGCGCCGCGCGAGTTGTTGTTGGGTGAGTCGCGCGCGGGACCGAGCAATCCGAAGGGCCAGATGGGGCATGACTACAGTTCAGGTGCCGTTCGAGGTCAAAAACGTAGCGTTCCGGCCTATCATAGCGACGATTTGCGAGGAGTCAAGCGGGTGATCTACAGTGGCCCGTGCGCGAGGGCCGAAAGATAGATCGCGTCGTCGAGCGTCGTCCGTCTACTGTTGTCCGTCCGAGTCGCGATGACTGACTCCCGCATCGCGAGCACTCAGGGGGAACCCACGTCCATGGCGAGACAACACGTGCCCACCATCACTGTCGCCGAACGCCTGCGCGTCGGCGAGCGTCTCCGGTTGCTCCGCCTCGAACGGCGGTTGGATCAACGCACGCTGGCGCGCCAGGCGCACGTGTCGCTGGTCACGCTGCAGATGATCGAGAAGGGCGCCGGGCGCGCCGTGCGCATCGACAACGTCGTCAAAGTCGCGGAGGCGTTGGGCACGTCGCTCAGCGTGCTGCGCGAACCGACCGTGCATGACCTGAGCCAGTTCAACCACGAGGACGTCGAGATGGCGCGGATGTTCCACACCGCGATTCTCGACGTCAAGGTCGCGGTGCGAACGCTGCTCGAAACCGAAGCCGCCGAGAGCCAACGCCGGACGGCCGCCCAGCTCGTCCCGCTGCTGCTCTCCCTGAGCGACGCGCACCGCGCGTTGTTGCGGGTGGTGATGGCGATTCAGGAGGAAGCCGTCATCAGGAAGTTGTTGCAATTCGCCGAGGTGGACGCGCCGCGCGCGATCGCGTCGGTGAAAAAGACGCAAATGAAACACGGGTGACGGCTGCGACGTTACGCCATGAAAGGACGGTCGAAGGGGGAGCACCACGTGGCGAAGATTTTCTACAACCCGTTCGCGCCGCGCGCTGACGCGGGCCTGCTCGACGACCAGCCGCGTCGGTGGGAACGCTTGAAACGGCGCCGGCCCGAGAAAGCCCGCCTCATCGCGGAGTATACGCAGAAGTTTTTGAATGACGTCGAGGCCGAAGCCCTCGACGGCGAACCGGTGAAGCGTGACGGCAGCTAACGCCGTGCAGCCCCACTGTCCGCTCTGTGGCGCGTTCATGCGCTACGACGCGTACTACGTGCGCTGGATCTGCGGACGCGAGTGGTGCGACGGCGTGCACACGATCGAATCACCGCGCACCGATCGGGCGCGAGCCCCCTCGCCGCCGATCGGCCGCGTCCTGCTGGACCTCAACGAGTCCGATCAGCGCGAAACTGTTTTAGAATCTGACGATACCGGCGCGGATTCCATCAAAGGGCGGCCGACCAAGTAGCGCGACACTCCCCGGTCGGCCCGGCTCCTCGTCCGCGCCATCACAGAACGGAGAGGTGAGCGATGACGAGTGTACCACGGAGACGACGGCTATGACCGTCGCGAAACGCTGTTCCTGCACCGAGACGTGCGCCTGCAAGTATCACTACAAATTCGAGCACGAGGGGCGCCGCTATCGCGGGACGACCCACACGGCGAATTACCAGCTCGCGCGCCAGGTCGCGCAGAAGAAGTACAACGCGGTCGTGGGGCTCACGCACGGCGTGCAGTCGCACGCCCCGATCAAAGCGCGGCTGTCGGAACTCACCCTGCGCTACGGGCTGTTCGCCGAGGGCGCGCACGCGGCGCCGCATCGCACCAAGGCCCGCATCGCGCGCTTCGTCGCACTGATGTTCGGGAAGGATGATCCGCCGATCGTCAGCATTGAATCGTTCGTCTTCGAGCGGTTTCGCCACCAACTGTTGAAGCAGGGGCTCGATCGCGGCACGGTGCAGACCGAGTACGCGGCGGTCAAGGGGATGTTCCGCGAGGCGGCGACGTGGTATCCCGGCTACGTGCGGCCGGACGCGAAGGTGGAGCTGTGGGAGCTGCCCGAATCGGAGATCGTCCTGCTCAGCGACGAGGAACTGCACCTGACGCTCACGCGGCTGCCGCCGTTCTTTGCGCGGCTCTGTCGCGTGACGCTCGAGACGCTCGCACGACTCGATGAAGTGCTCGGGCTGACGCTCCACGACCTGGGCCCGAACTATCTGCTGCGGCGACTCAAGGGCGGCGGGCGGTTGCGCGCCGCGATCACGCCGGCCCTGTCCACGGAGTTGCGCGCGACGATGCTGCCTGGGCAGCCGTGGCTGTTCGGGGCGCGCATGACGCGCGGGCCACGGCGCGGCACGATCGGGCGGGTCAGTCAGCCGTGTGCGTCGGGCACGCTCCGCTACCAGCTCGACGCGCTCGGCTTCCCGCACATCCACCACCACCTGTACCGGCACGTCGGCGTGACGCAGATGCTCGACAACGGCGTGAACGTCCGCACGATCCAGAAACTCGCGGGCTGGACCAACCTGCGGATGCTCGAACGCTACGGCCACGTGCGGGACGCCGAGATGCGGCGGGCCGTCGACGGCAACGCGGCGGCGGTGGCGAAATGGCTGGCCGGGGAGCCCGTCCGGGAGGCCTTGGCCCCCCTGTCCGAAAAAAGCCACGGCCACAAAAACGGCCACACGCCGGAGGGGGCGATCCAGCAAGCCTAATGGGGACAACGCTTTACAGTCCTTTCTTATGAACTTGATAGAACCACGGGAGGGATTTTCAAGGGATTACGGGCAGTGAGCAGGAGTGATAGAAAATGACCTTAAGACGGCCTCTCGCAATAGCTTACGAGCGGCATCACTCTCACTCCTTCTCACGGCCTACACCGGTGTAGAGAAAAGATCCGGCCACAAAAACGGCCACATTTTTTGGCGGCGCAGGCCTCCAAAACGACGGCGCGCGCGCGGGGGGGAGGGGAGAGACAGGGCGGCCGCGCGGAGGCCTCCAGCGGCCTTCCAGAGGCCGGGAAACCGGCCTTCTGGACGACTCCCGCGACCCCCACCGCAACTAGGCCACTCGGCGACAATGCGACAATGGACGGGGGACCCGATGGTGGAGGAGACGTCCCGGGCGCGGACCATCCGGCTGACCAAGCTGTACCAAGGCATGCGCGCCGTCGACCTGAAGGTCCTCCGGCACGCGTTCATCCTCGACCGCGACGCCGGCGCGGACCCGGACTTCTGCAACGCCCGCATCGACGCGCTCGACGCCGAACTCGCCCGGCGCGGCGTCGACAATCGCGACATCAGTTAGGTCAGTGGACGCGGGACCATGTGTGAACGTATCCAGCTACCCGATGGCACCGTCGCGATCGTCTGCGGTGGCCGCCATTCGCGTGCGCGGTGCGAGGAGTGCGCGCGGCTCGGCCGTCGCACGCCGGCGGACATCGAGTGCGATGGGCCGCCGCGACGCGCTGGTGCGAAGACGTGCGACCGCAAGTGCTGTCGCGCGCACGCGAAACGGATCGGGCCGAATCGCGATCTCTGCATCGCGTGCGCCCGCGCTGAGGCGAAGGGTCGGGTGATTCGGACGCTGTGGGAGTAACGCAACGGCGCGGGTCAGTGGATTTGGTCGTCGTCGTAGCGGTGGAGCCGGGCGCGCGCCTCGTCGGAGACGTCGCTGACGGTGATCTCGCGGTGGATGCGGATCTGCATCCACGCGAGCAGCACGATCAGCGCGAGCCGCGAGCCCTGGTAGATCGCGACGAGGAGCAGGACCCGCGCGACGATGGTCAGGCTGCCCGTGATCTCGCGCAGCGTCATTTGCGGGCTTCGAGCACGGTCAGCACGCGGTCGAGCAGCGCCGCGTATTTCGCATTCAGGTCGGCGAGCTGCTGCGCGGCCGCCGTCGCGTCTTTCCGGTAGAACCAAAACACGACCAGCGCGAGCAGGCCGCCGACGCCCGCCGATTCGATCAGTTGCGTCAGCTGGCCGTTCATGGCGTCCGTCATTTCGCCGTGGTGCCCTTCGGCACGTAGCGCCAGGTCTGGAGATCGAGGTCGTAGCCGTCCCGTTCGAGCGCCTTCAGCTTCACCTGCAGCGCCGCCTTGGTCTGCTCGAACTGCGCGGTCAGGATTTGCACCTGCGCCTGATAGAGCTGCAGCTGCTTCATGTCGTTCTCGACTTGCAGGCGTTGCAGTTCGGACGGCGGCGCGGGCGCGGCGGGCGTGAGCGCGTGGGGGAGGCGTGGCGCGGGACGGGCGGCGAGCGCCGCGACGCCGAGTCCGAGGCTCACGGCGACGGCCAGGGCGAGGAGATAGCGGCTACGCATGGGGGCCTCACTTCGTGATCCGCGCGGGCGGAATTTTCTTTTCGTCGATCAGATGTTGGAGCAGGCGCGTGCGCAACGATCCGACGCCGCCGAAGATGAACGTCTCGATCAGCCGCTGCGCGCCGGTCCCTTCGTTGTGCGTGTCCACGTATTCGGTGCCGAGGTTGTCGACGTAGCGAATGCTCAAGACCCAGACCGTCGGCCCGAACGACGGCGGGGGCGTGGCGCGCGGCCCGGGCGCGGCCGCCGGCGCAATCGTCGACGGCGTCTGCACCGAGAACCCGATCACCTCATAGGCGCGGATGGTGGCGTCGACGGCGCGCGGCGTCACGACCACCGCGCGTTCTTGCAGGGCGAGGGTCGCGAGGATCAGAGCGAGGCAGATCATGCGCATGACAGGTCCTTAACACGAACTACTGGCCGCGCCGCCGGTCCCGAGGTACAGGTTGCCGCTGTTGTCGACGCACACGTACCGGTTGCCGTAGCCCTGCCAGTTGGTGATGCGGATCGCGCCCTGGGTGACGTTCTGGAAAAAGATTTGATTGTTGCCCCAGTCCATCTCGAGGTTCGTCGATCCGCGAATGTAAAACCACGCGCCGCCGTCCCAATTCATGCCGACCTGCGAGTTGTTCCACTTGTACCACTGGCACGTCGAGCCGCCCGCCGTCAGACTGAAGCCGTTCGCGTCCATCGTCGCGCAACTCGCAGTGATCGTCGAGCCGTTGATCGCGATGCCGTTGATCGTGCCCGCGTTGATCGTCCCGAGATTCGCCGAGATCGCCGAGAGCGAGGTCACGGTCAGCTTGTCGGCGGTGATCGTATTGCCGGCGATGTTGCCGCCCGTGATGGTGCCGCCGGAGATGTTGCCGCCCGTGATGGTGCCGCCCGCGATGTTCGTGCCGGTGATCGTCGACCCCGCAATGTTGCCGCCGGTGATGGTCGACCCGGCGATGTTGCCGCCCGTGATCGTGTTGGCGGCGATCTGCGTCGTCGTGATCGTCCCGCTCGCGATGTTCGCGGCCGTGATCGTGCCCGCCGCAATCTGCGCGGAGGTGATCGAATTCGCGACGAGGCGATCCGCCGTAATGCTGTTCGCCTTGATGTGGCCTGGGCCGATCTGGGGCTGCATCTCGACGGCGTCGATGTAGAGGTTGTTGCACGTGCTCTGCGGACAGGTCGTATTGAGGATGCCGAGCGACGCCCACGTGGTGCCGCTGGTGGGCGTATAGACGTACTCGCGATGCTGCCAGCCGCCCGCCTGGGCGCAATTCGCACACAGGTCGGTGACCGTCGTGTAGGCGATGTCGCCCGGCCCCGGATTGTTCGCGACGCGGCGCGGGGTCGCCGTCGATGTGCTCTCCCACATCCGCACATAGACGCCCGCGCCGACCGCCGCGCCGTAGGTGTCGAGCGCGACGCGATACGTGATCCCCTGTTGGATGGGGACCGCCAGATAGGTCATCCCGATCTGCAGCGTGCCGGAGACCGTCAGGATCGCCGCGCCCGGGCCGCGCGTGCCGCAACACGCCAAGCCGACCGTGCCGCCCGCGAGATAGTCGGGCGCCCAGCCCGCGAGCCCATCGCCCTCGAACGTGCCGTTCTTGATCAGATTGTCGCCAAAGCCGGTCGCGATCAGATTCCCCACCGTGATCGTGTTCGCGGCAATTTGCGTCGACGTGATGGTGGCGCTGGCGATCTGCGTCGCCGTGACCGTGCCGGTCTGGATGCTGCCGCCGTTGATGTTCGTGACTCCGGATCCCTCGCCGCTCACCGAGAGGGTGGTGCCGTCCCATTGCAGGCGATTCCCCGCCGCACCGCCGATGCGCAGTTTGTAGGTGCCCGCATCGTTGCCCATCCAGACGCCGCTATTGGCCCCGGCGAAACTCGTCGGCAGCGGATTGCCCATCGCGAAGGACGGCGCGGTGGGATCGAGCGCGAGCGTGTCGACGCCGCCCGCGCCCAACCGCAGCGGCATGTTGTGAATCATCGCCGCCTGGTCGGTGAACTTGAAATACGTCCCGCCGGGCGTCCCGCAAAAGACGCCATACTCGAGGATCGACGTCAGCCCTTGTTGGTTGCCGAGGCGACAGCGCGTCACCAGATTCGCGCTCGTCGGCGCGCCCGTCCACGTGACGACCTGGGTGTAGGGCGCGTTGCCGTTGTTTGGGCCGTCCACCGCCGTCGTCTCGACGAACCCGTTGCCGCTGACGCCGAGGTCCTGGGCGAGCTGGTTGACGGCGACGGTCGTGCCGCTCGTCATCGTGCCGCCGCTCGCGCCGCTGCCGCGCGTGAACGTCCACGACTGCTGCCCGGCATTCGCGCCGCTGCCGTCGACGTAGCCGGTGACGACGCCGACGCAGTCGGCAATCGTGAACGGCCCGAACGTCGTCCGCGTCAGCGTGTGGATCACAATCCAGTCGTTGGTCTGAAAGACCGGCGCATCGCCGAACGTCGGCGCGTCGTTCACCCACAGCGTGACGGCCGCGGCGGCCGCCGGACAGGTGAAGGTCTGGGCAATCGTCGAATAGGATTTCGTGACGCGTTGCGATCCGGCGAGGACGCTCTCCGCATCGGCGGTAAACACGCGCGCCCGGAGTTCGTCCGTGAAGAGGAAGCGCACGTCGGCAGCGCCGGCCTGCGTGATACGCCACCCGGACACTTGCGAGGCGTAACTCGGCGAACCAATCGAGCCGTTGACCGATACCGCGCTCCCGCTCTCGCTCAGCAGCGAATCGGCGAGCGTGCTCGCCGTCGCCCATTTCGAGAGCGTCCCCGGCGTGCCGGATCCGATGTTGCCGAGTTGTTTCCAGACGCCCGCGATCTTGACCCACAGATCGCCGGTCGCGGTGTTGAAATACGAATCGCAGTTGAGGCCCGCGCTCGCGATCGGCGCGCCGCTGCCGCTCGAGATGACACACGGCCCGGTCGACAGGCGGAAGCGTTGCGCTTCGACGGTCTGGGCCGAGACGCGCGCCACGGCCGCGAGGATCACGACGCCGATCAGTCCGAGCGTGCGCCGGGTCACGACTGGATCCCCGCCATTTCGTTCCAGTCCGTCAGCAGTTGCGACTCGATGTCGGGGTCGCCCGCCGCCGTGACGACGCCGCCGGCGAGAAAGCTGTAGGACGTCTCGAACTGGATCAGGTTCGGCCGCTCAACGAGCCAGCCGCTCACCTGTTGGGCGATGCCCGTCAGGCTACTGATCACCGTGTGCGCGTACGTCGCGCGCGCCGCATGATTGGGGGTCGCCGGATCCTCCGCGAGCACCTGCCACGCGACATTGGCGAGACACGAGCGCACGCGGATCTGAAACCGGGGATCGGTCGCCAGCGCCTGTTGACTGTAACTGTCGTTCGCCATGACTCAACCTCCCAGTCTGCGCCGCAGGGCCGCGAGCCACGCGCGGAGGAGCGCGCGCAGCGTGATCGCCGGGGCTTCGAGATCGCGGAGTCGTCGGTCGAGCGCCTGGACGCTACTGACGAGCGGCGGCACGAACCCGGCGTAGTTGAGGCCATAGTCGCCGGGGTCCCCCGTGAGAATGCCCGCGAGCGAGCGGCCGCGCGCGGCCGCGAGGACCTCTTGCGCGACGAACCCACAGCGCACCGCGTCGTCGTCGTGATAGCGAAACCGCGTGGGCACGAGCGCGCGCACGAACTCCAACCCGAGCTCGGACGGCGCCAGGTCGCGCTTGCGCGCGCGATCGGAGGTCTGGATGGTCCCGTTCACGGCATAGACCATCGTCCAGCGATTGGCCGGTTGGCCGCACGACCGCGCGTTGTCGGCGTAGGGATACACGTGCCCGTTGAACGCCATGTTGGGCGTGCCGGTCGGCACGAAGACGATCCCGCCGTTGCCATCCGGCGTCGAGAGAATGAAATCGAACGTGTTGCCGACCGCCGCCGCGATCCACAGGCCGTTCGCGACCTGTTTGAAAATCGAGCCCGCCGCGACATACGACGCGTTCGTGGTGAATTGCAGCGCGGTGCCCGGTTGGAGCACGCCCGTGGGCGTGACACCGAACCCGATCACGCTGTCCGTCTGGTTGTAGACACTGAAGGTCGACGCCGCGAACGCACCCGTATCGCCAAACCGCCAGACTTTGCCGCCGTTGATCGTGTTGTCGAACCGCGCGTAATTCGGCGAGCCGCCGATCCCACTGATCCGCAGAATGCCTTTCACGTCGAGCGGATCATTCGGCGCGGCCGTGCCGACGCCGAGCCGCTTGTTCGTGTTGTCCCAATACAGATTGGCGTCGCCCGCCTGCGTCGTCGTGGTCGTCCAGAACGCGACTTGCGTGGCGGTCCCTGTGCCGCCGACGCTGCCGCTCGGGCCTGTCGGTCCCTGCGGCCCCGTCGCGCCAGTGTCGCCCTTCGGTCCCTGCGCCCCCGTCGCGCCGGTTGCGCCGGTGTTGCCAATCGGTCCCTGGGGTCCCGTGTTGCCGATCGGTCCCTGTGGGCCCGTCGCGCCGGTCGCGCCCGTGGCGCCCGTGTCGCCCTTCGGGCCCTGCAGCCCGACATCGCCCTGCGGTCCCTGTGGGCCGGTGGCGCCGGTCGCGCCTGGCGGGCCCTGCGCGCCGGTCGGCCCCGTTGGTCCGGGTGGTCCGGGAAACCCTGGGCCCGTCCCGCCGACGGCGGCTTGTTCGAAGTAGGAGCCGACGAGCTGCACGTCGCTGTTGGCGACCGACGGCAAGAGTTCGACTTGATACGTCGAGGTGGTCGCGGACAGCGTCACCGGGAATTGCACCAGCCCGAAGCTGGGCGCGGCTTGCGCCGCACTCGTGCCGACGACGGTGCCATTGACGACATCGCGGAGCCGTGCGGTGACGGTGCCCGCCTTCGCGCGCACGCGCACGGTCATCGTGCCGCTCTGGGTGCCGAGAGCCGCCGGGTCGAGAATGACTTGCGCATCGGCCGGCGCGAACCACGTCGGTCCCGGATCAGACGTCCATTCGGTATCGCTGCCGCCGAACCAGTAGACGCGCGTGCTCACGAAGTTGCTGCCGCTGCTCCCGCCGCCGCCGCCCCCGCTGATCTGCGCAAACGATCCGCTGCTGCCCGACGGGACCTTGTTCCAGCTCTTGATCATGTCGCGCCAGGTGTCGCCGGGCGGGATCGTGCTGGCGATCGCGGTGACGTCACGGTAGGTGCGGCCGTCGACGTCGCTGATCTGCACGTCGGTGATCAGGCACTGCGCGTCGAGATGGCGCGCGCTGCGGGTGATGTGCTGGACCTGGCCGGGATGCGCCCCGCGCGCGAGCGTGCGGTATTTGATCGTCTGCGTCTGCTGATTGGCTTGGAGGACGTAGGTGTTGGCGTGCTGTTGCGCGATCGCGATGTCGAAGATGTCGGGCTCGCGGACGAGGATTTCCCAGAGGCCGGGCGGATCCGGGATGCCGCCGGGCGGGTCGGCGTAGACGAGCGTCGGAAACTGCGCGGTGTAGATGAACGTGATCGCCGTGCCGGCGGGCGGGACCGGCGTGCGCGTGAGCTGGCTCGTCGCATTGTCGACCGTCCAGTACGGCGGCGTCGTCTCGCCGAGCGGTTCGTTGATGTCGGCCCCGGTGTGGCCGGGCGGGTTCGCCGTGACGTAGCCGCGCGTCCCCGCGACCCAGTAGTGCAGCGGAAAGGCCGCCGCGACGCCGTCGGCCGTGAACGTCTCCGTGACTTCGTGGAGGCCGTCGCCGAAGAGCAGCAGGATCCGGGTCGCGTAGTTGCTGAGGGACGGCGCGGACGTGACATCGCCGAGCGTGTGCCGGTCGCCTTCGACGACGTCGTACGGCGCGGCCGTCGTCGCGGGCGCGAACATCCGCAGATATTTCTGGTACGTGATTTCCCACACGTAGTCGCCGTTGGTGAGCGTCGAGAACTGGTTCAACACCTCGTCGACGCGCATGAACGGGCACGTCAGGGCGGTGGGGAACGTCGGGCCGTCGACCTGCGCGGGATCGACCACGACGCCCCAGTGCGCGAGATACCCGGCGACCGTTTGGAGCCACGACTTGAGCGTGCCGCCGGCGGGGAACGTGAGATTGAGATAGCGGCGCTCGGCGAGCGCGTTGTTGTCCATCGCCGCGATCGGCGTGATCAGGCGCGTGACGGGTTCGCCGCCGACGCCGCCTTCGGTGGGCGTGTCGATGATTCCGCCGAAAATGACGACGCCGTCCTCGACCAGCTGGAGGTCCGCGCCGACCGGCGGGCGATTCGTGGTGCCGTCGGGGGAGTAGACGACGCCGTCGAAGCGGCTCCGGCCGTTGATCGTTTCGCTGATGCGGAAGCCGTGCCGCAGCTTCATCGGCGCGCCGTTGACGGTGAAGGTCACGGTGGGCCGCGGCGCGGTCGGGGGCGGCGCGACGAGCGTGGTCACTTTCATGCGAGGCCGTAGCGGGTGATCACGCCCGGCATGTTCGGCACGACGATTTCCGCCATCTTCACGCCGTCGATGTTGATGATGGCCGTCCCGCCGCCGCCGCCCGCGCCCTCGCCCTCGGTCATCACGCGTTCCTTGCCGTGGAGCAGCGCGAGCGTCCCGCTCCCGAAGTCGAGAAATTTACCGCCGGTGCCCGTCGCGAAGCCGGGGACGGGCGCGGCACTCGGCGCGCTCGGGACCGGCATCGCGAGCACGTTCTTCGCGATCGCGTCGATGACGCCGTTGACCGCCGCGCCCCACGCCGCCCAGTCGTCGGCGCTGGTCTTGAGTTTCTCGGAGACGGTGTCGAGCGCCTGCGAGGCCTGCGTCGCCGTCTCGATCGTCGCCGCCGCCTGTGCCTCGGTCTGCACCTGCGTGTCCTGGCTGGCGGCCTGCTGCTTGTTGAGCGCGTCGGTGATCGCCTGGATGGCGGCCTGCGCGGCGGCGGGGTCGTTGCGGCCGACGCCCTGCGTGAGCTTGATCCAGAGCTGCTCGCCTTCGTCGCCGAGCGCGGAGAGTTTTTCATGGAGGGCATCGAAGCCGCCGAAGCTGTCGGCGAAGCTCACGACGGCATCGCGGCCCGCGCTGCCCAGATGGAAGACCTTCGAGATGAGGCCGGCGATCGCCGTGCCCGCCGTGACCGCCGCCGACGCGAGCGACAGGAGGCCGCCGACGCCGGTGACCAGTCCGGCCAGGTTGAAGCCGCCGGCGAACGCGGTGTGCATGTCCTGAAACGCTTTGTGCGCGTTCTTGATGGCGCCCGCCATCGACGAGAACTGCTCGATCGCCTTGCCGACGTCGCCGCCGATCGCCGCGCCGAAGGCGTGCATGCCCTCCTGAAAATCGCGCAGCGCGACCTGGTTCGCCCGGAACTGCGCTTCCATTTTGTGGAGCGGGCCGCCGAGGTCGACCGTGATCTTCTCGCCGAACTTCCCGATGTCGGTGATGCCGGTCTGGACCTGTTTGTTGACTTTGTCGCTCTCGGTGAAGAACGCCGTGATCGCCGGGACCGTGACGGTGTTGATCTTGGTGCCGAGATCGGCGAAGTGCTCGACGCCGACCTGCGCGCTGTCACCGAGATGCCCGAACTGCACCGCGAGCTGCGCGAGCTGCGGCGTCAGCTGCGCGCCGTCGAGGAACAGCTTCTGCGCTTCCTCCCCGACGCGGTGCAGTTGCTCGGCGGTCAGCGGCCCCGCCGCCTGCAGGCGCGTCACGGCGGTCTGCAGTAGCGCGACCTGTTTCTGGAGCGTGGCGCCGCTGATCTGATCCATCTCGCGCTGGACTTCTTCGGCGTAGCGTTTCGCGGCTTCCTGCGCGGCCTTCCACGCCTCGGTCATCTCGGTGCGAATGTCCTCGGCGGCCGCTTTGTTCGCGGCATCGACGCGGTCGATGAAGGTCGTGTCGGGTTGCGGCAGCGGGATGCCGCCGCCGAGTTTGTCTTTGACGGCGGCGAGATCGTTGAGCGCCTGGACGTTGCCGACGATGGAGTCGGCGAGGTAGTCGCCGGGGCTGATGACCTTCTGGATCCACCCGAGATATTTTTCCCACCCGCTCGCGGCGTCGGTCGTCGCCTTGTTCTGTTTCTCGAGGAGGTCGTTGGCGTTGCGCAGGAAACTCTGGACGGCCGGGTCCTGCGCGATCGCTTTCCCGACGTTTTCTTTCAGCTTGTCCCACTCGTTGCCGACCTTCGCGAGCTTGCCGCCCGTCGTCTCCATGTCGGCCTGCGCCTGGCCGCCGAACCGTTTGTTGACCTGATCGAGGACATAGGGCAGGCCTTCCGCCTTCGCGCGGGCGTCGTCGATCTGGACTCCGACGCGCCGGAGCGCCGTGACGTTGCCCTCGGCGGCCTTCGCCAGCTTCTCGGCGGCGTCGGGCAGATCGGTGCCGAGGCCGATCGCTAGGTCGGCCGCCCCTTGGAGCGCGCGCTGCATCTGCGTCGGGCCGACGTCGCCGATGAGCACGAACGTGCGCTCGGCGGCGGTGTAGAGGTCTTCGCTGAACCGGGTCGTGCGGGAGAGGCTGTCGGCGAGGTCGCGGTAGTGGTTGGCGATCTCCGGCGTGACGGCGCCTTGCGCGCGGAGCGCCTCCGTCAGGCGGCTGACGTTTTCTTCGGCCGTGACGTAGGCCTTGAACGAATCGACGAGGAAGTCGATGCCTTTCTCGACGAGGCCGATCGCCGCCTGCGCGCTGATGAAGCCCGCCGCCATCGTCGAGACTTCCTCGATGATGCCGCCGAGCGTGTTGTGGAAGATCGCACTCGCGCCGCCGGCGCCTTCGGTGGCGGCCTGCATGTCTTTCATCGCCGCCGGCGCCTCCTGGCCGAGCGCGGTGTATTTGTCGATCGCCTGCGTGACCAAGGCGTTGAGCTTCTGCTGTTCGTCTTCGGTGAGCGCCGTCGCGCCGCCGATGCGCGTGACGGCTTCGACCGCGAGCGTCGCTTCCTGAATCAGCGGGCCGCCGGAGAACGATTCGGCGAGCTTCGTCAGACTCGCGGTGACGTCCTTGCCGGTTTTGTCGAGGCCGTCGAGCGACACCACGGCTTTCGACGCGGCGTCGTAGAAGCTCGTGAAGTCCGCTTCGAGTTTGCCGCTGAGCGCCATCAGCCCCGCTCCTTAGCGAGTTCCTCAATCAGCACGTCGTAGATGTCGACGGGGAGCGCGCGGACCTGGTCGTAGGTCCACCCCATGTGCCGACAGATCGCGAGGTCGCTGATCACGGCGTCACGCCAGTGAGGATTTTTTTTTCTTCCTCGGCGAGGGCCTCCTGCCGGTCGCGGTGCGCTTCGACCGCCGTCTTCAGTTCAGCGAAGCGGTCGGGGTCCAGCCTGTCGAGGAGCGTGCCGAGGTCGTCCGCCGAGAGGTCGTCAATCTCGACGGGCAGATTCCAGCCGACCAGATACGCGACGATCAGCGATCGACCGGTGACCCATTTGTTGACGGTGTCGGGCGTAACACCGCCGACATACATCCGCGTGAACATGTCGCGCTGCTGGCCGTTGTTCAGCCGCTTGCGCACCGTGATCGTCGCGCCGCCGGACAGCGGCAGCACGACGGTCTCGGGCCGCACGAACCAGCTATTCAAATCGTCCATGGTCATTGCTCCGGGTGGCCGAGACGCGCCGTGAGCGTGTCGCGGCCGGTCAGCTGCAGGTCGAGGACCGGCCAGCACCAGCGGCCGCCGCCGAGTTTGCGCGCGGTGAAATAGAGCGGCCGGGTGCCGCAGTAATAGCGGTCGAGGCGCAGACACGCCGCCGAGAGCACCCACGGGCCGCGCTTGGGATCGATCTCGCGCGTGATCGACCACCGCGCGAGCAGCGCCGCCTTCTCTGCGCCGGCGAGGATGACGCCGTCGGCCCCCCGAATCGCGAGGGAGTGAAACACGACGGCCGACGATCAGGGGCCGACCGCGCGGGCCCACGGCCCGGCCGCCGTGAAATCGCTCGTGATTTTCGGCGCGCCCTCAACCGTGCAGTCGATCTCGGCGTCGAGATTCGCCAGGCCCGACCAGAACCATTTGTTCTCGGCGGCCGTGTTGTTCGGGATCAGTTTCAGGAACCCCGGCACTGCGGCATCGGCGGCGTCGAAGAGGACGCCCGCGCCGCCGGCGACCGAGTTCCAGAAGCCCGCGATCGTGCCCTGCACGTCCTTCATGCCCGGGACGTAGACCTTGTTGGTGTCGCCGAAGCACGTGACGTCTTCCTTCGGCGTTTTGAACGAGGCTTTCCATGCGTTGATGGAGATGATCGCGACCGGCGCCGGGGTGCCCGGCGAAGCGGGGGGCGCAGGGTCGAGTAGGACTTCTCCGTAGCGGCCCGTCAAGATTGCCATCTGATCCTCCTAGTGCGTCGTCCGTGGGTCGGTCGTCCGTTGTGTCGCTCGTGGGGTCGGTGCCGTGAGAACGTCCGGCGTGGTCAGGTCGGGATCGCGACCTGGACGCGATAGTGGCCGCCGCGATGCAGCCACCGGATCGACGCGTTCTCGGCGTCGACCTCGGGATAGCGGATCCGCGATTCGCGGAACATCGCCATGAACGCGTAGCCCGGCACCGTCAGGGTGCCGTCGTCGAGCAGCTCGTCGAAGCGGTGCGCCGCCGCCTTGATGTCGACGCTGAGCGCGTTGAGCATCACCGCTTTGACCTGGTAGACGTAGTCCTCATAGCCGCGGCCGCCGAAGACCGGCACGTCGGTGTGGCTCACGTGCGTCAGCACACAGAACCGCGTCGGCGGCCGGTCGGTCTTGCCGGCGAGGTCCCACCAGATGCCGTCCGGCAAGAGCGACTGCAGCGTCGCGTCGTTGAGCAGGAGCGTCGTCAGCGCGTCGTCGACGAGCGAACTGTCGGGCGTTGGCGTCATGTCAGCACCGTGAGGCCCGTCACCGTGCCGAACGCCGGATTGCAGTAGCTCGCAAACGCGTAGCGCCGCTCGCCCCGGAGCGTCAGCGTGTTCTTGATGAACGTGTCGACGTGGCTGTTCGAGACCTCAATCGCGAACTCGTCGCGCCAGAAAATCTGGCCCGCCGTCCCGAACGCGCCGACGTAGGCGATGGTCGGATCCGGCACGATGGGACTCGGCACCAGCCGCATGCCGTAGAGATACAGATTGCTCATCGAGAGTACGGAGTCCGTGTCGGCGCCGACGAGTTCCTGGCCGGCGAGGGTGAGCGTGCCCCAGAGCGCCGCCGGGTGCAGCACGATCGCGTCCGGGATGTAGCCGCTGGCGACGAAGACCTTGCAGGCCTGCGCCAGGAGCGCGGCCGCATTGCTCTGCGCCTTCACGTAGGGGGCCGTGAGGCCGGGGAGCGCGGCGATCTGCGCCAGCAGATCGGCATCGACCGCGAGATCGGCCGCGCGCGCGAGCCGACTGTCGATGTAGGCCACGAGGCCGGGGATGTCGTCGAACTGTTCCTCGGTCACCGGCACGATGCCCGCCGCTTTCGTGACCGGCGCGGTCCAGAGCTGCAACGTGCCGAGCGTCATCGTCGCTTTCGCCGCGGCCTCGGCGGTCGCCGCGAATTTCAAGAGCGCATTCGGCGTCACCTCGTACGGGAAGAGGATGGCGTTCGCTGTCGTGCGGCCTTGCGCGAGGAGCGACGCGACCGTCGGCAGGGTCGGCCGCGCGCGCATCGGCTCGACCTGGCCGAGCGTCAAGCCACCCGACGTGATGATGCTCGCGGGTGTGACGTCGACGTCGGCGGCGACGACGATCGGCGGCGCCGTCCACGCGCCGCTGTGTTTGTGGCCGCCGCGCCGGAAGAAGTCGAAGCCGTCGGCCTCGACGAACTGGTGCCCGAGCGATCGTCGACGCGGCGGGGCGTCGAGCACGGGGTCGAGCGTGGTGGGCGTCATAATCCGTCCTTTCATCCGATCGCGCGCAGGCCGTGGCGCACGAGGAGGTCGGCCAGGCCCGCATACATCCGCGCGCGCGCCTGGATCATCCGGGGCACGAAGACCGGGTGCGGCGGACTGGCGCCGCGATTGGCGCCGAGCGCCGTGTGCCGCACCTGCGTGCCGTATTCGTAGAGGTGCGCGTGCGGGGCGCGGCTGACCACGCGGACGCCGGCGAAGAACTGGGTCCGCTGGATCGGCTCGACGCCGACGCCTTGGCGCAAGTGCCCGGTGACCTCGGGATAGGCGCCGCGAATCGCGAACGCGGCGGCGTTGCCTTCAGCCTGCACGAGGTGGATCGCTTCGCCGGTCAGCGCGGCCGGCAGCTGCCGGAGATCGGCCTTCAGTTCCTGCAGGCCGTGGAAGGTGAGCGTGACGCCGGTCACGGCATGATCTCCTGACAGACCAGTTCCAGCTGCACACCGAGATTCATGGGCGAGGCGTAGCCCAGCACGTCGAACCGCCGTTGCCCCGTGCGGTCGGTGAAGAACAGCCGGGTCCGCGTCGTGATGTTCGTGCGGTAGTCGATCGTGATGACGTGGGACGCCGAGGCGATGTTGCCCGCGCGCGTAAACCGCTCCAGGCGCGCGGGCGTCGCGGGATCGATGCTCCCGTAGGCGTAGCCGTCGGCGGCGTACGGTTGCACGTACTCGCCGTTGTCGGGCGTGGCCGGGCCGCTCGGATTCTGAATGTCGATCCGATCCCGCTTCGTCGCGATCGCCGTGCGCGGGCCGATGAGCGAGCCGATCCCGGGTTGCGGCATGTCAGATCACCGTGACGGGCGCGTAGGGCGCCAGCAGATCGAGGTAGCCCTGCGGAATCTGATCGAGCGTGCCGCGCTCGATCGTCGCCAGGTCGCGGCCCAGCGTGGCGTAGTGCGCGGTCAGCAGTTCGACCATGTGGCGCAGCACCGGCGCCTGGTCGGCCAGGTCGGCGGCCGTCGCCCAGCCCGCGATGACCGTGATCGTCCACGGCTGAAAGCTGCGCAGGTCGCTCGGCCACTGCGCGGACTCGGCGAGCGCGATGCGGCCGCCGACCGCGTCGACCACGTAGCTCGCGGGGTTCATCGTGGTCGCCGTGCCGTCGCGCCCAATCGTGACGATCGAGACGACCTGCTGCAGCGGCAGACAGTGCTCGGGCAGGATGATGATGCTGCTCGAGACGACGTCGAGATAGACCTCGCGCGTTTGCGTGAGGAGCGCGAGGGCGGTGTCGAGCTCCACTTTCGCGCGCGCCGCTTTGACGAACCGGAGCAGCTGCGCGTCCCGTTCGTCCGGGCTCGTCCACGTGAAGTTGGCGGCGAGCTTCGCCTCGTCGAGCGTGAGCGGTTCCTCGGTCGGCGGCGCGGTGCAGATCGAGATGACGTGCGGCAGGCGCGGCAGGCGGTCGCGCCAGCTCGCATACCACGGGCCGCCGTACCAGCCCCCGCGATAGGTGTCGGTGGCCCAACTCATTTGGCGAAGATGCCCGAGACCGTGACGATAATCATCCCGCGTTGCACGAGGCCGTCGGCGACGGTCGGCGGCAGCGGCAAGCCCGCGCGGTCGGTCGGCGCCGCCTTGCCTTGCTGCCAGAGCGAGGACAGGTGCTCGATCGTCATGAACTCCCAGAGCACGCCGACGTGGATCCGCCGCTCGCCCTCGGATCCGAGTTTGAAGGTTTCGAGGCCGCCGATCCCGAACCCCAGCGGTTCGTCCTTGCGCGACGGCTTTTCGCTTTCTTCGCCGATGCGGACCTTCGGCAGGACGACGCCGACCATGGGGCCGATCGTCGCGCTGCCGAGCGCGAACGTCTTGTGCACCTCGACGACGAGCTGCGGCGATTTGTCGAGCGCCTGCGTCTCGTCGACCGTGCCGCGGCTGTTGACGGTCGCCCCGGTCGGGACGTTCGTGTTCGCGACGACTTGCGCGAGCCCGACGCCGAACTGGACGTTCGGGTTGCTCGTGGCGCAGCCGACGAGGAGGAGCATCGTCGCGAAGAGGAGCGTCGGGCGCATGTTCAGCCTCCGGGGCGTTTGCCGTCGGGCCGTTTGGGGCGACGGTAGGTGGCCGTCGTGACCTGGCCCTCGGGGAGCGTGGCTTGGATCGTCTCGGCCAGCAGCGGCGGCGTGACGGCGCCGACCCGCGCGGGCGCCGCGACGCTGCCCACGAGTGGCGGCTCGACGACGCCGTCGCGTTGCGTGAACATCGGCGTCCGCAGCGTCCCCGCCGTTGGCGCGACACACGTGGTGTGCGGCGCGTCATCGACGGGGCAGGGACCGGGATCGTGCTTGAAGTACATCGCGGGTTACTTCGCGCGATGCGGCGGGGCGTGGCCCGCGTGGCCCGGCACCGTCGGGGGCGGCCCGGGATGCTGGACGCCGCCGGTCTCGCCGTGCTCGGCGGCGGCCTCGGCCTCGGCCTTGACGCCGGCCGTCGACGCGCGGTCGTTCGATTCGCCCGGCACGAACGTCGTCGTCCCGTCGAAGTGGTAATCGGCCATCGGTTCCTCCTGTGACTTCGGTTGTCTGACTCCGAGTCAATGACCCGGAGTCAGATGACGTCAGTGGTTACAGAATCGCCGTGAGCGTGATGAACGCCGCCGGCCGGTAGACGGCCAGGGCGAGGCGCCGCTCGGCGCGGATCGCGACCAAATTCTTCACGAAGAAGTCCTGGTGGCTGTTCGAGGCCTCGACGCGCGTGCCGCCGCGCGCGAAGACCTGCGCCTGGGAGTCGAACGCCCCGATGAGCGCGGTGCCGGCCGCGATCGCGGGCGTGACCGCGATCGGCAGGCCCCAGAGCATCGGCGTCTGCGAGGGCGCCCACGGACCCGATCCGAGGTACCGGCCGAGCGTGTCCTTCATGACCGCGACGTGGTTCCAGTTCGTCGGGTTCATCACGATGCCCGTCGGCATCACCCACGCGCTGTAGAACACCTGCATCGCCGCCCGGTAGACGGCGTCGGGCGTCGTCTCGACGGGCGCCGTGCCGACCGCCGTGGTCTGAATGCCCGTGCGGTTCAAGATGCCGCGCAGGTTCGGCGCCGTGCCGTTGCCGTTGAGGAGTTGATCCTCTTCGGTGAGGTCGAGCCCGGTCAGCAGCCGCGTGTCGATGTAGGAGGCGATTTGCGGGACGTCTTCGAGCATCTCTTCCGTCACCGGAATGAAGTGCGCGATTTTCGAGACGGCCTCCTGCACCTGCGCGAAGACCATCGCGCTTTCCGGCTTCGCCGCGCCTTCGGCGACGGCGGCCGCCGCGTTGGTGAACGTGCTCTCGACCATGTAGACGATGAGCGGGGAGTCGGTGTTGCCGCTCGCGAGCAGATCGCGAATCTTCAAGGGGCGAAAGAGCAGCGGCAGAATGCCGGGCATGTACTGCGGGATGATCAGCGCGCCGCCCGATCCCGTCTGGGTGGTGAGCGTCGTCGCGCGGCGATCGGGTTCCGCGAATTCCATCGCCGGCGACGACCAGTTGCGCGTGCCGTGATGCTGTTTCTTGAAGAAGAACTGGCCGCCCTCGCCCTCGACCCACTGTTGGCCGAACGACTTTACCGCCGCCGCCGTGGTTTCGCGGCGATCCGTCGCGGTCATGCCGGCCGTGAGCTTGTCGATGGCCTCGCCCAGTTGGTTGCCGGTCTGCGCCTCGACCAGGCGCGCTTTGATGGCGTTCGCCTCGTCCATCAGTTTCTGGACGGCGGCGCGTTCGTCGGCCGTCATCGCGCGGCCTTTCGCGATCGTGCCGTCGGGCAGTTTGTCTTCGTGCGCGTCACACGTCTCCATCGTCTTGGCGAAGAGCGCGCGCGCCGCCTCGGCTTTCTTGCGATGGTCGTCGACGAGCACGTCGGTGTTGATCATCCGCATGGGGTCACTCCGTGAGTTCCCGGTCCTGCTGCTCGAACCACTGCCGTTCCAGCAGGCGGTGGCCGAGCAGATCATCGCGGCGTCGATCCTGACCGGATCCTGCGGACGCGCAGGCCTGCGGCGTGTCGACGGACGCGTCGTCGTCATCTCGAGCGGCGAGCGCCGCCCGATCGCCGGCGTCGCCGGAATCGAGCAGGCGTTCGAGCGTCTGGTCCGCCGTGGCAATCTTGTCGATCAGCCCGAGGTCCTTCGCCTCGCGGGCGCCGTACACGTGGGCTTCCCAGACGTCGCGGATCTTGGCTTCCGTCGCGCCCTGGCCGCGGCCGCGCGCCACCGTCGTGACAAACGCGTCGTAGGCCTCGTCGACCGATCGCTGGCGCCGCGCGAGCGCGGCCGCACTCAGCGGCTCGGTGTTGTTGCCGTCGACCTTCCCGGTGCCCGCCGAGATGTAGGTCCGCTTGACGCCGTGCTGGGCGTAGGCGGCCGACAGATCGTCGTGAATCGAGTAGGTGCCGATCCCGCCGACTTGCGCGGAGGGCGCCGCGACGATTTCGGTCGCGGCCGCCGCGAGCTGATAGGCCGCCGACGCCATCAGGTATTGCGCTTGCGCGATGACGGGTTTCTTCGTGCGCGCCCGCATCACCTCGGCCGCGAGTTCCTGCACGCCGGCGACCGAACCGCCCGGCGAGTCGACGTCCAGCACGATGTTGCGGACGCTGGCGTCGTGCACGGCGTCGTGCAGCTGCTTGGCGATCGTGGGGTAGGCGGTCAGCCCGGAGTCCTCGGTCATCGCATCGCCGCGCGGCACCAAGACGCCGTGCACCGGAATGACGGCGACGGATCCGACGCGCGGCTGCGGCAGATTCTTCCGATTGGCGACGGCCGCGACGACCGCCGCGTCGTGCTCGGCCTGCAGGTCGGGCGTCCAGTGCAGGCCCAACGCGACGTGGCGCGCCAGGACGCCGGCGACGATCGGCAGCATGTCGGGCGTGATGCTCCACGGATGGGCGAGGCAGAGGGTGAGGACGTGCGAGTACGTG